ATGTTCCCGAAGAACTACAAGGACATCACCTACATCCCGTATGCGAGGGGCCTCTGTAGGACCTGTCCGGTGAAGTTCGAGTGTCTGGAATACGCCCTAGAGTTCCCAGCCGCAGACATGCACGGGGTCTGGGCAGGGCTTACGCCGCGCCAGTTGGCCGCAGAACAGCGCAAGCGGGGGATCCGTCCGGTCCGTCCGACTCTGGCCCAGATGTGGGGCAAGTGAAGCCGGTCCTCGTCAGCCCCTGAGGAGCCTCTAGAATCGCTTCTAAGGCTCTGCCGGTAGTAACTGGTCCAGATACCTATTTCGGGATCAAGCGGTTGACACAGCGCCGCTGGTCGTTGTAGGCTTTTGTCAAGCGGTGACCGAAAGCATCGGAGCCGCTAACCGAAGGCCCTCCGGAGTGCGCACCGGGGGGTCTTCTCTTTGTCTCCGCCCGGTGAGAAACCCTAACCATCCACAGGTTTATCCACAGGTACGACTTCTAACTGTACCGCAACTGGTATAGTTATTTAGTAGACGGAAGGCTCTGTGTCTCTGTTATTCGGGCCATCCTTTGGTTGCTGCCGGACTGTACATCCAGCGCGCGCCACACCTCGGTGGAACTCGCTTCTCCGCTTCGACGGGGAAGTTTGCCATCGGGGTGCCGTCATCTCTTGACAAACGGTCTGAGGTTAGATACACTCTCAGCCATGACTAGAGAACTAGACCTTTACCAAATCACCGCGTCCGACCAGATCGACACTTACCGACTCATGGCGATTGACGACTGCAACGAATTGCAGAAAATGCTTTCGATCGTTTCCAAATGTCTGGTCAGCAAGAAGAAGATTCCCGTAATTTATGAAGGTGACGAGCGGGAACTAATCGACTGCGCCTCTTCATTGGCTATTGCTTTGGCGACAATCCGGGAGGCAGTCGAGACGTATCAACTGGTTTCGGATCGCGTTGCCGATGAACGTGACGAGATCACCACCCGATACGTTCTTGCTAAAGGCATCGTCGAAGTCAATGCCGACCTTGACGAGGCAGGACTCGACTTCCGATTGAGAACTCACTAGCCCGTCAGACCACCCGGATGCCGCACTCGTTGCAGAAGCCCATGCCGTCATGAGACCAGCGGCCCGCATCGTCAATCCCGGCACACGTCTCGTTGCGACCGCACGGCATGATCAGCCGCTCGCCGGTAGCCCAACCCCGGATCATGTCAGCCGTTGTGGGAAGCGGCGCTCTCGCCGGAGGCGGAGCCGGGACTTCCAACTCAACACGAAGCTGGGCACGCAAAGCCTCGACCAGCCAAGCGTTCAAGGAAATCCCCCGGGACTCGCAATGGTCGATCACTTCGTTCTTCAACCAGCCGGGTAACCGGATCTGGAGATAAGCCAGATCACCGGTAGCCCGTTGTGGCCCTCTAGGCATTCGGAGAAATCTCTCCAGAATCACGTTTGACCAGAGTGATCAGGTACTCCGTGATCGTCATATCCAGAGCTTCTGATGTGTCAATCAGGTAGTTCTTGATGTCAGCCGGGATCCGCAAAGACAACGTGGATGTTCCGTTGGCTCGGATTGGTGGTCGACCGGGTCGTGCGTTCATGGTTTGTCCTTTAGCCTCGAAGTCGCTGGCCGCACTTGAGGCAGAACTCCGCCCACGGGTAGTACCGGCGTTGGTTTAGGGGGTGGTCGCAGTCGAGGGCGTCTACCGCTGCTTGGTTGACTGCCGTGCGGATGAAGTCACTCATGCTGATGCCGTACTTCTCCGCTGCTTGCTTCCAGCGGTCACGGTCATATGGCGTGGTGCGGATAAGCACCTGTGCGGTTGCCGGATTGCCGGGTTCGGAACCGGTATCGGGATGAACCGTAAGCTCCATGTGGTCGGCTTCGTGGTTCATGGCAACTTCGAGATTGTCTTGTTCAGTCATTGTCTTCCTCAATTAGTTCTGCTTCGACGATTTCTTGGTCAGATTTAGGAGCTTCGAGTTGCCGGGACTGGCCGAGCATCTCGATGACGGTTTCTTCCGGAAGGACACCAGCCGAACCCATAAGTTCAAGCAACTGACGGGCTTCGGTTTCGGGATTGAAATGGTTGGCGTCGATGGCTTTGTCGGTAGCCCCGGAGAGAACAGCCCGCTGGGGTTCGTTATTTGCGTCGATCGAAAGGCTGATGTTGGTTTGCTCCATACCGAGGAGTCTGGATCGACGGTCCATCACCGAAAGAACTTGCTGGATTGCTTTTAGATCTGGCTCGACCATCATCTCGGTACCGTCGTCGAGGGTTACTTTTCGATGTTGGGTCATGGGCCAGATGGCCTGTTGGAGCGGATCAAGCCGTTCAAGTTCCATGCGAAGAACTTCCGGATACGCCATGAGGGCTTCCCGGTTAAGTTTTTCCAACTGCCGCTTGATTGAAGCGTTGACCGCGTTTGTTGAAATTCCGAAGCGCCGGGCGATTTCGTTTGCGGCAACACCGGCTTGACGCATCTTGAAAATGCGCAAGTCCCGTTCTGCAAGAAACTCTTTGGTCAGTCCTTGTTGTCCGGCCATTTCTACATACTAGGTCGTCAGGAAGTCAATAACCTCAAATGGGAAAACTTTCCCTCGTTTGATTTTAGTTGGACGATGACGGACATCACGGTCGCCTCGGAAGTTGCCCATCTTGTATGTGTAGTTCTCGTCCGCCGTGAGGTCAGGCTCAAGGGTCAAACCGAACTCGGGCCAACGACTCCATACCGCTGAACCGAATGGTCGCAGTTCGCGTCCACCAGAACCACCCAACGGTGCATGGTGTTCCATCCAGAGGGCGAACTTGTATGTCGTTCGCAGGTAATCGAGGTACCGGGCAACCTCTACCGCAACTGCTTCAGCCGTTTTGTTGCCGGGGTCAATGAACGACTTGTAGAGAGGACCGAGGCACACAAGTTCTGGTTTGGTTCGTTCGATGGTTTCTTCGATGAGAACACGGTCAGATGCTTTGAGTAAATCTATACCGGCAGGCTTGATGAGGAGATGTGCTTCGACCGGACCTTTTCCGCCACTCAAACGTCGAGCAGCCCCGACAATTGACGTGGACATTCGCCGGATGATCCGTTCGGGATTCTCCAAATCAATCGTCAAAGTCCTGATCGGTGGAATCTTTTCGTAAGTGAACGGATGAATCCCGGCAGAAGATGCAATCGCCACCTGCCGTGCAAGCATGGTTTTGCCAACACCTTCCGCCGCAACAAGGATTACACGGTCTTGCCGTTCGAGAAATCCCGGAATGACCCAGTCGTATTCGTCATCAACTTCTTCGTCAATGAACGGCCCCCACGAAACAAGCCGTCCTTCATCAAACGTCGGATCGCTGTTGGGATCTAACCGATCAACAAGTGAATGGATTCGTCCAGTGAGTGAAGCCGAAGAAAGATCCTTTGACTTTAGTTCCTCGATCTGACGGATCAATTCGTCCAGAGGTGAGGCGGGGCTTTCGCTTTCGACAACTTCCTCTGGCACAAATTCTTCAGTCGGGACTACTTCGGCATCCCAAATTTGAAGTTGCTCAAGATCGTGACCGGCCTGAACGAAATCGGTTACATCCTTGATCCCGTCGTAGGGCTTGCAGAGAGTTGCCGTGATTCCCTGTGCGACAAGTGCGTGGTACACGTCGATGGCGTGTTGGATTCCAACCTGATCGTTATCCCGAACGATGTAGACCTCAGCGCCCTTTAGGGCTTCAGTGTGTATGTCCAGCCACTTGCCCGCACCACCCGGCATCGTTGTCGCCGTCCCACCGAGTTTGGTGATGGTGTCGGCGTCCTTTTCTCCTTCGACGACCCATACGACATCACCGCTTTTAGCCGCAGCAGCAACTTCCGGTAACCGGTAGAGAACTTTCGGGATGTCGCCAAGCGAGTACACCCAGTTGTCATTCTCATCCTTGCGTCGTTGACGGAAAGTCTTTCGACCGTCCTGATTTACATACCGTTGCTTTTGGAACAGGAGAGTACCGTCAACATCTCGATAGTCATATGTGGCAACGAGGGTGAGTTTTTCTTTCTCAACCTTTGGCTTTGGTGGAAAAAGATCGTTCTTCGTTAGATCCATAGCCTCGCAGATTTCGTCGAGAGAGCAACCGCTGCCCCTGTGGCAGGTGACAAGCACTCGCCCGTCCCGCCCTTCACCGACATGAAGACTTGGATTGTTGTCGTCGTTTCGACAAGGACATCTGGCGGACCAGCCAGAACCATCAGACTTGACGCCATCCAGTTTGTTCAGGAAGTCGTTTACCGTAGAACTGCCGCTTCTCATCTTTTGATCCGATACCTGTTCTCTTCCGCCTGATTCATCAAAGACTCGTAGGTCTTGAGAAACATCTCACGGTCACCGTTCGTATGCAATGCGTGTTCAGAACTTGTACCCAACTTGTCCACAGTCTGTCGAACGAGTGGGTGAAGAGGAACTGATTCGGCACCTGAAGCGGCAGCAACAACCTTTGCTCGGTATTGGGTCCATGCCTCAAATGCCGTAGGGACCGCACCATCGGGATCGGAATTGTCAATGACCTTCTTCCGAAGAGTCCCGGGTCGGGGTTGCCACGGTCGGTCCTCAACCGCAAGATCATCCAATGCCTGTTGGCAAGCCTCGAAGTCCAGATCACTCAAGACTCGAAACCATGCTTCATAAGTGGACTTCTTGGAATTCATCGAAATCTCAACGTTCCATGTTGCCCAGACCCTGTCTACAAGTTCGACCAGTTCTTGTTTAGTCATCAAGGAACTCTGTCGCTGCACTGTTTCCGCCTTCTGCACAGATCGTTGCAAACCTTTCGATGTGAGCCGAATCCCGCAGGATCAGTTCGAGGTCGTCGTAACGCTTTCCTCGTGGGTTGTCGCCCATGTGCCAATCGCTCATGGCGCATCCGGTGATTGCATCAAGACACGTCTGGAGACCATAGTCGTTGAGGGCACGAGAGATTTTGCTGCGTCGCTTGTCTGAAAGAACGGGCGTCGGACCTTTGGTCGCCGCCCTGAACGTGGATGCCCAGAAGTCAAACACCGCCTGAATGTCGTCGTTTGGGATAACGGGCGGTGCTACGGGCGTGGGTACATCGAACAGCCGTGGTGAATCTAGATCTGATACTGACATTGTGCTCCTTATTGGTAGTAGGGGACTTCGCG